TCAAGCATAAGCATACGACCTACTGGTATTTTCCTTTGTTTTATTTCTTCTGGTGTAACTCTTTTAACTTGTTTATTTTTTACTTTCCACATAATTTATTAGTTTAATTAATAACCCTAAAAGATGTTTCACACTTTTCATTATTTAGGGTTGGGTTTATGACGCCTGAGCCAGTGTGATAATCCCCGCCTCGTCCCATCCTATCTTGAATGTTCCGCTTGATACTGATACCTCGTCTCCAAAGTCAATTGAAACAATCAAATCATCGTTTGTAAGCGTGTCGTCATATAACACTGCGTGGTAGGCACTGAAAGTCGCTGAAGACCATTCAACATCATCTGCATCCCACTTAGTAGTTGCGTCTTGAGTTACTGTTTTGGTGGTTAAATCTTCACCGCCAGCCGTGTATTCAGTTCCTGAAATCTCGTTTGCTGATACATCATCCCATTCGTTATCAGTTGCTGTAAATGAATGGTTGTCATCCATTAAAGCAACTTTTATTGTGTCCTCTTCCAAGTCAACCTCTTTGTTCATTAGATTCGCATTGAATCTGTTATAAACTCCGCTTGCTCCTATAACAAAAGGAATTGACGAACCGCCTGCCTGACTTTCTAAAATCAAAGCAAAAGCAACTAACAGCAATATCGCTGAGTTTTCTTTGATGTAATTTATTACTTTACTCATTTTTTT